TTACAGTATTATCGTGAGTTTCATTCTGATGCTACAATTAGAACGTACCTTAAGCATCAGATAACGGCAGATGACGTAACAAATGAGTATATCACTTTAGCGAATAATATATTATTTGTTTCTAAGATGTTTCCGCTTACAAGTTCTTTCAACAATTCAAGAAACTTTTTTGATATCAAGTATCAAATGATGTTAAACGATATTGCTGATCTTATGAATTTTGCAGGTGATCTTGCGTACTATGAGCAAATGCAGCAATATTTATCGTTATTAGATATGAAATTAAATGGCACACCACAAGTTCAATTTTCAAGAAAGCAAAACAGATTATATATCTTTGGTGATTTTGCAGATGGTGACATTAAAGTAGGCGATTATATTGTCGCAGAAGTTTACACAGAAATAAATGAAAATACTCACACCTCTATTTTTAATGATATGTTTGTAAAAGAATATACTACTGCTCTGATCAAACAACAATGGGGACAAAATTTAATTAAATTTGAAGGTATGCAGCTGCCGGGAGGAGTCATTTTAAACGGAAGACAAATATACGATGATGCAACTGCAGAGATCGCAACTCTCAGAGAAAACATAAGATTAGAACACGAATTTCCACCAGACTTTTTCGTAGGTTAATATGAGAAATCTTTATTTTTCTGATAAAGTTAGATCAGAACAAAAATTATATGAAGATATTATAATAGAATCTTTAAAGATCTATGGTCAAGACGTCTATTATATTCCACGAGATCTTGTTCAAGAAGATAAAATTTTTGGAGACGATGTTCCTTCGAGATTTAATTCAGCTCATAAAATCGAAATGTATATTGAAAACGTTGAAGGCTTTGATGGAGAAGGTGATCTATTCACAAAGTTTGGCGTAGAAATACGAGATGAAGCAACATTCGTAGTTTCACGCAACAGATGGTCTCAACAAGTAGCTAAATTTGATAATGGTATAACATCGGTAAGACCTTTAGAAGGAGACTTAATTTATTTACCTTTATCAAAAAAATTGTTTGAAATATCTCACGTAGAGCATGAACAACCCTTTTATCAACTAAGTAATTTACCAGTATTTAAGCTAAGAACACGCCTATTTGAATATAACAATGAAGATCTCGATACAGGCGTTACTGAAGTAGATAACATAGAACTCGATTACGCATACAAATATATACTAACTTTAGATGGAACAAGCGGAATAATAACTGTTGGCGAAAAAGCTACACAAACTCTTTCAAGTGGAGTAACTATAAGTGGTGAAATAGCTAGATGGTCAGATTCTGATCAAAAATTACACTTAATACACGTAGACACTAGTGATGATAAGTATCATACATTTGTAACGGGTACAAATATTGTAATAAGTGCGCAATCCGGAGATCCAACTGAAAGAGTTGGAGATTCCGCGTATAACGTAACAGCAATCACAGAAGATAATCAACTTTCTTCAAATGAACAAAATGCAGATTTTACAACGGGTGCTGATTTCATTGATTTCACCGAGTCAAATCCATTTGGTGATGTGAGTAATAACTAATGTTTGGCACTCACTTCTATCATGCAAAAACTAAAAAAGCAGTGGCACTATTTGGCAGATTGTTTAATAATATCTATGTAGTTAGAGTTAACAATCAAGTAAAAGTTCCATTGGCATATGCACCTAAGCAGAAATATTTAGAAAGAATAAGAGAAAATCCGGATTTAAGTAATAATTCACAAGTTGCAATTAAATTGCCAAGGATGTCATTTGAAATTACATCAATAGCGTATGATGCTACCAGACAACTTCAAAAAGTTTCTACATTTAATACTATAGCATCGGATTCAAATATAAACAAAAGACAAAAGTTTTTTACACCCGTTCCATACTCAATCAACTTTCAGTTAAACGTTTACGCTAAATCGCAAGATGATGCTCTACAGATTGTTGAACAAATATTGCCTACATTCAATCCGCAATATTCAATAACAATAAAACCTTTTTCTACAGAATATCCTGGGTTAGTTGAAGATATTCCTATTATAATACAAGGCGTGTCGTTTAGTGATGACTTTGAAGGAGCGATGGAACAAAGACGTACAATAATATACAGCATGGACTTTGAGATGAAGATAAGTTATCATGGTCCGATTGCTGACACTAATGTCATACGTAGTAGCATTGCAAAAGTATTTGATATTAATGCAGGGTTAAACGATTCTGACGTTGGTTTAGAAACAATAACTGTGACACCAAATCCTACTAGTGTAATTGGATTAGCTGATAGTGATTTTGGTTTTACAACAACCATAGTGGATAGTGCATAATGTATGAATATAGATGTAAAATAGTAAAAATAATCGATGGTGACACAGTAGATGTGGATATTGATTTAGGTTTTGGTGTTTGGATGCATAAAGAAAGAGTTAGGCTTCATGGAATCGATACTCCTGAATCGAGAACTCGCGACTTAGAAGAAAAAAAATATGGATTAGCTGCAAAAAAGTTTTTAACTGGAATGTTAGACGATGAAGGTGGTATAATATTAAAGACACATAAAGATAAAACAGGTAAATTTGGCAGAATACTTGGTGAATTATGGAGAACAACTAATTACGCTGATCAGTCTATAAATAACTACATGATAGAGAAACACCATGCAGTTGCATATCACGGTCAATCAAAAGAAGATGTTGAAGAGCAACATATTAAGAATCGAGAGTTTGTTATATTAGATGAGTAATAAAGATGAAATGGAAAAGTTTTTTCCACCTGAAGAAAAAAATGTTGATAATGATTACAAATACTCAAGAGACACATATTATGAACTCGTGGAAAAAGGCAAACAAAGCTTAGAGTTAATGATTGAGGTCGCTCGAGAAAGCGAACATCCGCGTGCATTTGAAGTATTATCAGGTATGATAAAAAATATTTCAGATGTAAATGATAGATTAATGGATTTAAACAAAAAGAAAAAAGACTTAGATAGAAAAGAAGAAATTAAAAACATTGCAAATACCACAAACAATCTCTTTGTTGGGTCAACCTCTGAATTACAAAAATTACTTAAGAATGAAACGGACCTAGTCAATGTCACACCAAAATCAAAATGAAAACTATCTAGGTAATCCTAACATTAAAAAAGACGGTATCGTTCAAAGTTGGACGGAAACCGAAATAAAAGAATATGCTAAGTGCATGAAAAGTCCTGTATACTTTATTGAAAAGTATGCAAAAATTATATCTCTTGATAAAGGATTAGTTTCATTTCAGCTATATCCTTATCAAAAGAAAATGTTTAAACAATTTGAGGAGAATAGATTTAATGTCGTACTTGCGTGTAGACAATCAGGAAAATCAATATCGGCGTGTGGGTACTTGCTTTGGTTTGCACTCTTTCAACCGGAAAAATCAATTGCAATACTTGCGAACAAAGGTGCCACTGCGAGAGAAATGTTGGCGAGGATTACTATCATGCTTGAGAACATTCCTTTCTTTCTTCAACCGGGCGTCAAAGCTCTTAATAAATCTAACATTGATTTTAGCAACAATAGTCGCATTATCGCTGCTGCTACGTCTGGCCAGTCAATTCGTGGTTTATCTATCAACTTACTTTATTTAGATGAGTTTGCTTTTGTTGAAAGAGCTGCAGAGTTCTACACTTCAACATATCCTGTAATATCATCAGGTACAGACACTAAAATTATAGTCACATCTACTGCAAATGGTATTGGTAATACATTTCATAAGATATGGGAAGGTTCAGTGCAGGGTGTAAACGAATATAGTAATTTTAGAGTTGATTGGAAAGATGTACCCGGCCGAGATGAAAAATGGAAAGAAGAAACAATAAACAATACATCTCAAGTTCAGTTTGATCAAGAATTTGGAAATACTTTTTTTGGAACAGGTGATACATTAGTTAACGCTCAAACATTATTAGATTTAAGAGCATCAAATCCTGTTAGAAGATTAGAGGGAGAAGATTGCTTAATATATAAAGAACCTACAAAAGGACATGATTACATATTAGTTGCAGACGTTAGTAAGGGAAGAGGACAGGACTATTCATCTTTTTCATTAGTCGATATTAGCACAAGACCCTTTGAACAGGTAGCTGTTTATCGCAACAACACTATCTCTCCATTGCTCTTCCCTAATATTATATATAAGTACGCAAATGTCTACAATAAAGCTTATTGCATTATTGAATCAAATGATCAAGGTGCTGTA